AATGTTGATGAAAATGACCGCTTAAGACCTTATCAAACTTCTTAAACAAAGATGATTCAAGACCACCACGAAACGGAACGCCGGGAATAACATAATGACCGTTGAGTTCCAAATGACCGAGCAAAACATTTGCGTCGTTGTTTTCAACATACGAAAGAAAAGAATCTTTGTTCTCAGGAGAAAGCCAAGGTAAAAACATGAAGGATGTTCCATCGAAGTTCATAACTTTTGGCTTTTCATGAATGTCAATGTTGTCATAGTGGCCGATCAACTCACGAACAGAGTTTACAAGATTGGTGTTCTTAAAATAGCAGTCGTGATTGCCGGGGATGACATGAAGATTCACACCCAACTCCTCAAAGCGTTTGAAGAATCGAGTGCGAACCGTATGAAGTGTGTTCATGTTGATAAACTTACGACGATCAAACACATCTCCGAGGTGAAAGACTGTTTTAATATCGTTTTCAATTAAGTATGGAAAAAATTGTTCGTCGAAGAATTGAAACATGTAATCAAGAAATCCTTGATGATCGTTTCGTACTCCGAAATGTGTGTCATTTATTATCGCTATTTGCATCTTTCGTTTTCTTCTTTTTCGTTTTACCAAAACCTTCTAAATCTTTTTCAGAAAGAGAAAAGAACTCAGCCACATCTTTCTTCGATGCATCTTTTTCAAAGTAGTTTTCTTTAAACCATTTTGAAAATGTTCCGTCATCATTTTCTTCCATTAGTTTAAATTTGACATATGACTGTTTCTTTTCTTTTTCTATTCTCCTTAAGAAAGCATAGTATATCATCTGTGTGAAATACGAAAAAGGGTTTTTTGATTTTTCTGGATCAAAATTGTGTGCGTACATCAAACAATTTTCAACCCCATCCGAAACCATTTCATCTCGGTACGGATAATTTACAAAATTAGGTCTGTGTGATAATTTTTCTGATATCTTTAAAAAACAATCACCAATGTATTCTGTCACTGGTGGTTTGGGATCACCTGCATCAACAGATTCTTTGTATTCGGTTTTCCAATCAACCATCGCATTAAAAAATTTTTCATTATCAACATAATGTTTTTTTTCACTCATTGTTTTCACTTCCATCATTATCTAAATAATCTTTCGGAAAGGGACTCCAATCTGTCCATTCAGTTCCATCCCCTTTTGTGTATTTTGTTTCACCAGAAATTTCTTCGTGATTTGTTTCACCAAAACCTCTTGCAATTTCACTAAAGTCCTCTTCAGTGATAACACCAACATCAAATAATTTTTTAAGAGTTTCAAAATTCAAGGAGAGAGACATCATTATAAATTCATCTTTTCCTTTTAATGTATTTGAATCTCTTTCATCCATATCATCCAAGTTATCAAGTTCGTCTTGAATTGTTTTCTTTAACTCTTCAAAACTCGTGCTATTAAATATATCCATGTTACTAGACATGATTGGATTAACGTCCGCTTTTTCTTTTTCTTCGTCATACATTTCTGACATCTCTTTGCTCGGACGTAAGATCGTTACGATAAAATCCTCTGGAATAGATGTTTCAATTTCTTGTGTATGTTGAAGCCAATCACGAAGAATTATAAATTCTTTTTGTCCTCCGAGGGGATCCATCGCAACGCCTGATCGCATGGCCATAGGTCTTTTAACACGAAACTTTTTTCCAGACGATTTAATTTCCGTAATAATTTGTTCACCACTTCTCAACTTCATTATTCTATAAGAGTTTGGTATCATCTTTTTTCCCCTCTAGTTTTATTTTTAAAACTTTATAGTTGAAATTTTCATTCTTATAAATTTTCAATCGTGCGAGCATGTGATTATGTGTATGATTCACATGTGATTTGTATCTAAGATCGTCTGAAATATCGTAAACAGTTAACTCATTTTTTGTCTCTGATTTTCTGAGTCCCCGTCCAATCGACTGTAAAACTCTAATAACTGATTTGGAAGGTGATGCAAATACAATATTATTTATGTTCTTTATATTGATACCAGTTGAGCAGGTTCCATACGATGCAATCAAATTTGTGTTTGTTTGAGTTTCCATTAATTTTCTTACATCCTCTCGTTGTGAAACATCCGTTCCACCGTAAATTAAGTGTGTGGCTTTTGAACCGGCAGATATCATATCATATAGTGGCTTGCCATGTTTTTCAACATAATTAAATAAAACAAGAGTATTGCCTTTAAGTTTTGAAACTAATTCAGTAATAAAAATATTTCGGTTTTCATTTGTAACTAGAAAATCCATCTCCTCTTGATACTTTAATTTTTTTGTTTGCATCCTAACGTTTTGTTCGTGATTCAAACTGATACATTGAATATTAATGGAACTCAGAAGATTTTTATCCATCAGATCCTTAGTTGTGACAACACGTTTAACTCGTCCAAATAACCCCTCGATGACTAATTTATGTGTTTGTGTTCCATCCAAAGTTCCAGTCGTACCAACACGATATTTTGTATTCGTTAACTTTGTTAGGAGTCCCGTCAGAGACTTTGCCTTAAAAAGGTGACACTCATCCCCTATTACAGCACCGAAGCCGTCAAACTCGCTCTGAGGGAGTTTATAGATGCTTTGCCAAGTGCTTATGATAACTCGTTTTGTTGATTTTTTTGATTGACCGGAGTAAATGATGTGACAGTTTCTTTTTGCATTCCATTTTGAAAGACCAGAGTAATCTTCAAAGTCACTCATCATTTGTGTTACCAATCCCGTTGTTGGAACAATAATCAAGATTTTTTTATCATCGGGTAATTTTGAAAGATAATAACGTAATAAAACATAAATGATAAGAGATTTTCCGGATCCTGTTGGAGAAAGTAAGAGACATCTCCGCTTGTTAATAGCATGATGTATTGCGTCAAATTGGTGCTCATGTGGCATAATCTCCTTATCACCGATGGATAGATTCAGGGTTTTGAGAAAGGAATACACATCCTCTGGGGATGTTCGCTCGATCTCTTGACTTTCAAATTCAACTGTATAATTTCTATCCTTGGCAAACTGCAAAACATAATCAGTCAAACCAGCATAAATTTTACCTGTATGAACATTAAAGAGACGAATCTGACCGTCCCAGATTTTATTTTTATATGCGGGAGTGTATTGATAATTAGGAACAAAAAATGTGAAGTGTTGACTTAACTCTTTTGTCAAGGCCCGATCACATTTAATTTGAATATATGCAGAATCAAACTGTTCAATAATTATATCACTCATACACCATATTTATGGTGTGAGGACTACCCTGCAAATTCAGTCATTCGCATCCAGTCGATTGCTGAACGAATATTCCAGTTAAGGTTGTTGATCGCTTTCATCACACCTTCAAGGTAGTTTACTTTCTCTCGCAAAAGAACGACTTTGTGTTGTAGTAAAATCACATCATCGTCTGCGTTTACAAACTTATCAATGTCAGTTTTTAACACAGTGAGATCAAATGGATCCCAACCAAGATCATCCAACTCTTCTTGACTCATTTTTCCCGTGTAGTAGAGCCACTTCTTGTGACGAAGTTTAACAAGATCAGAATCGAACTTGGATAATAAAAGACGATCATTCATCAGGAAATTAAGATACTTGTTATGAATTTGTGGGATACGAATAGACTCTGATGCCAGATCAGTCTTGTCAATGGTCAGGTCTTTTTTTACTTCAGTTTTTAGTGTGTCTAAGTTCATGTAAAAAATTATATCAAAATATTCTTAGATGTCAAATATCCTCGAAAGTATAGTTTTCAAAATTCAGCGTCACAGTTGCCTGTAAAGGTTCATTATCGTTAAGTTGAGATGAAAATTGTAGTCCAGATAACTGAATCGGGTATGTGTTTGTAAACTTAACTTTTTGTGATATCACATACGCACTATTCGTTAAAAATAACGTTGCGTCTGAGAAAAATTCTTTTACTTGAGCACCAGCAATAATATCCGAGGTGTTTTCATACAAGCCAATTGATGTCATCCAATTAAATATTTCCTTATAATTTTTTAAATCTTCATTGACTAGGAATTGAATTGTAAGTGGCTCAAGATCATAACGTCCACCAACAAACTGATTAGGTCTACCCAGTCTGTTTGGCATTTCAACGGGACTTAAATTTAAAGCCGGTAAATTAACTGCTGTGGCAAAGTAGTTAAGTGTTCTTGTTCTTGGTAATTGAAATTTAAAAAAGTTAGAGGATAAATAATTGTTCGTTGCAGGTGTGGTGTCGTTCACCGGCAAGTCCGCTGTTGATCCTCGAATTGTTTCTTCTAAGTATGACATCGTAATATTTATAAAAAAATAAGGGGAGCCCAAAGGCTCCCCTCATTTACCTTACTAGGAAAGGATTATTTTTTAGAGTCCGAATCCAGTGTTACCATGCAGGTTGCTAACAGCAAACAGACGGTAGTATTGGTTGCCGGTGGAAGTAGAACCAGCGGTGACAAAATCGGTGCTCGTTGCGAATGGGTTAGCAACCATTCCATAACGAGTCTTGAATCCGATCTTGGGCTGGAAGTTATTCTCACCAACTGCTCTCACCATTTGCAGCGGAACATATGGACAGTAGAAAATACCAGCGTCATATGGGTTACTTCCTCTGTAACCAACCATGACATAGTTCACATCAGTCTTAGCATAAGGGTCGATGTAAACTCTGGTTCTACCATTCAGAACACCTGCGAATGTGTTACCCGTGTCATCAACGTCAAGGTTAACGTTCAGGGCAGGGGAGAGATTCAAGAAACCACCCATAGCAAGAGCAGAAGCAACATCAGAAGATGTCACAATGAAGTTACCCTTACCACGACGAGTTTCCTTAGCAATCACGTTGGCTTCACGTTCGATTTGGAACATGAGTCCACGGAATCTTTCAGCACTCCAACGACCGTCAGAGTCGGTGTTAAGGTCATACACACCAGTGTTGTTCAAGTCGGACTGTTGAGCACCAGTCTTAGCCTTAAAGTAGAGAGTTCTGATGAGTTCACGGTTGATTTCAGTCAGAATCTCGGTGCTAAGAATGTTAGCGAGTTCAGTCTCGGCATCGAGTCCGTGAACAGCCTTCAGGTCTTGAGCAAGTTCTGTGGTGTATTCTGCTTTCAGAGCACGAGTTCTTGCTTCCACAGCGACTCTTTCGATTGAGAATGCCATTTCACGGAAGGCAGGACTTGCAGATGTCGTTGATGCAGATGCTTCGGCCATCGTCTCAGCACGACCGGTAAGAATACCACGGAATCCGTCCATCAAAGTTGCTTCTGATTGACGAGTACCAGTGGATCCGATTGGCTCAACACCTTCGCTCGCAAGATCAGGAGCGTTAGTAGAGGTGTTACCAGAACCGGAGAACTTAGCGAAGGCTTCTTGGAAGAGGGCTTCTGTTCCGGTTTGTGAGTCGTAGCGTGATCTCATCGCAAAGATAAGACCGGTGGGTGCCGACATGGGCTGCACACCAGCGATATCATAAGCGATCAGGTTAGGCATCGCACGACGGACGAGCGAGATGAGAACTGGATCGTAACCAGCGAGGTTTCCAGCACTGGAAGCAGCCTGAGAAACCGAGAAACCACCACCCATTTGGTTGGTTGTTTCATGAAGTGCTTGCTCACGAAGAGCAGTCTCTGTGTTTTCAAGAAGAACAGCAGTAACTTTCTTCTTATAGTTGTCTGACATTTCTGGGAGAGCAGAGGTTTCCAAAACTGGATTCCACTTTTCTTCTAAAACATCGTATGGTGTTGTGTTTCCTAAGTCCATTGTTGTTTCTCCTTGTTACCTAGTGTTGGTATTTATGGTTTTTTAAAATTTAACCTTTATTAAATCTGTTTCCTCGTTCAATCGCTTTCAAATACTGTCCCATCGCACCTGACGTTTCATCAATTTGTTGTGTTGGTTCAACACTGGGAACTACTTCTTCGACAAGAGATGATGTTGTTGCCTTCTTGTTATTAAAGTAACTTTCTTTAATTCCGACAAGTTTTTGCTGGAATGTTTCATCATCTTCAAATGAAACTTCCTCTGCGAGTGTAAAGAATTTTTCTCTATCAAGATCAGTTAATCCCTCGGAGAGCCCATATGCGATTTCAGATTTTTTATGATTTTCTAAAGCACTTAACAATTGACTATTAATTTCTAATGCTTCATCAAGTTGTTTTTTAGTGGTTTCTTGATTTTCAAACAAGTCGTCTAACAAGTTAACTTTTGTATCGGGGACCGAGATGTAATGATTTTCAAAGAGATCCTTAAGACCATCAATGAAACTTTCAGCAATTTGCAGTCTCATTCCGGTTTCGACAGACAGTTTGTTCTCTTCCATCCAGTTCTCGACAACATAGTTAAGATACTCGTCAACTTTACCAGACATTTCTTCGGAGAGTCCTTGAACCTTTTCTTCAAGTTCTTCTTGGAACTCAGTCTTTAAACTTTCGGTGATGGCATCAGTTCTTTGTGCGAGTTCTGCTTCAAAAACACCTTTAATTTTAGATTTAAAAGATTCTGAAAGGCCTTCACCGTCAAACAATTCAGCAAAGACATCTTCATTGGCAGGACCGGCCATATCAGCATCCGCTGGTTCTTGACCTGCTGCTCCCTTAATTGTGTCTTTATTTTTCTTTGAATTGTCGGGTGCATCCAAAGTACCGAGTTTAGCACTCTTTCCTTCTGCGTCCTGATACAAAACAGGATCCTCAAAGGATTGCGTGTTCAACGTGTCCGCTTCGCTTAATTTATTTCTCTGAGCCATTTAGTTATCTCCTTAAGGTAGACGATTTCTGTGTTATTTATATTATTTAGATTTTTGAAAGAAAATCCTTGAACAATGAAACGGCTTTTTCCTCAAGTTCTCTACTCGAAGTGTTTTTCATTTGTTCTTGATACTCTGCAATGTGTTTTTCTTGAAGAATTCCATTGTTCCAAATCCACTCTCTACCCTCCATGATGCCGTTTACAAACGCATTTGGAGCAGATGGATCAGCGACAATATCAACAGCGGCAAGCATGAAGTCTTTTTGAACTTCATTCACACCACCTTCTGTCATTTTTAAACTTCCCATTCCTCTAGACGAAACACCGAGTTTTGCACCCTCGTCTATGAGATTCATGGCAATTTTTCCCATAGGTGTTTCCATGACTTTTGCTTTACCAATGATATCAGAACCAGATTGCTTAAGTTCCTTGATCATATGAGACGCTCTGTCAAGATTAACAGTGGGACCTTGTGGGTGATTAAGTTCTCCCAACGCACGATTTTGTGCAACATAATTTTTATTATACTTCTCAACCACAGGCATCAGAACACCAGTAGGATAAATTCTACCGTTTCTATTCTTTTGTTCTGCTTGCATGAAAATACCTTCAATAAAGTAGTTTTTCTTACCACTTTTTTCATCTGCTTCGCAGATGAAATTGATATCC